GCTAGTTGCTGTGGTGCGTGTAAGTTTTGCAGGCTCATGGTCTTTGTGGGCTAGATACAACACATCAGCAGACTGAGCGTGATTAATCTCAAAGATATCTGTGATGCTGTATGTAGTCGTAACCTCTACAATCTTTCCAACCGTGCCACCAGACGAGTAAGTTGTGTAAGCGCTGCTGTCTACGCCGGATAATTGAAACGTATTAGTTGTTGCGCCAGCTACAGTAAACTCTAGGTTGTTCACCTGAGTCATACCTACAACACCGCTAATAAACACCCTGTCTCCGTTTGAGAAGCCATGAGAGTTAGACGTTACAACGGCTGGGTTAGCCTTAGTGATTCCTGTGATGTTCTTAACGGCCTCTGTTAGTATGCCTCCATCTTTGAAGAACCGTATATAATTAACACCAAACTCAAGCACATATGCTTGCTCATCACTAAACTCAAAGTTAATAAGCCTTACTTTGCCGCCGTCCTTTGACCTGCCAGCAAACTTAGTGCCTGGCCTGCGTGTCGTGCCACCCTGCGGAAACACCAGCATGTTCTGCAAGGTTTGCGCAGCCTCGTTGTACTTTTGCAAGTCAATGCGGCCTTCCAGACGCGGAGACAATTCGCCAGCGCGGAAGTTGGTAACAATACTAGATACACGCGCCATCTTAGAACCTTATGTTTACAAAGTCGTCTGCAATAATCTTGTCTGGCTGGCCTTCCATCGCATCCATAGAACGTGCTTCGCGGATGCGGGTTTCGTATAAACTAAACATCTGCTGCGCAATACTGTTACTGCCTGTAATTGCATAAGCAGTCTCAGAGGCCAATCTGTGCGCTATTGTGCTAGATAACAGCGCATCGTACTGCTCTGTATCTGTTACCCGTGAAACATATATAATCTTGCATGTCTCTTCATTGCTAAGGATTTTGCGGCCTTCAATCTTGTACATAACTTGGCTGTCATACGGTGTAAGCTCATTGTCTACGTTTACGTTCCAGAAAGACAGCACCCGCAAACAGTATGGGTCATTTGGGAGTGTGTACTGAAAGTTAAACCCAAAAGCAGGCTTTGCGCTGTCTTGCGCTAAATCAGCACGGGCAATCGCTGCATTCCAAGGATGCGCCCGAAGAACAGCGTCACGCACAGTTTCAAAGCGGCGGTTACACAATCTTGCTTCTTTGGAGTTTTCAGTTAGCGAGGTAATAGTTGCAGCACCAAGCAAGTCCATAGCCTCGTTACAAATATCAACTACTGATGGCATCTCGTACCAACCTCTCTACATTTATCAATACACCTTGGCTTGCACCATTATCACCGCCTCTGATTATGCGGCCTTCTTTGTATGCCTGCCTAGCTAGTGTCTTTAGCTTAACTGTTGGCAATAATACCACAGTTTCCTCGCCAAGTATAAACGCCCAGTATTGCGCCTCTGTAGTGGCTATTCCAGACGGTTTCTTTCTACAAAAAAACTCCACAAACACATTTCCAGTTTGCGAAGCCATAAAATCACGTTTCACCTCTATAGGTACATTCTCTAAAAGCTCACCTAGCCACTGTTCTTGTAGCTGACCAACTTTTAAATCCCAACGAAAATCGTTGTTCTGCTCCATGCGCCCCCTTGGAAAGAAGGGGCGGTTTCCCGCCCCCTCAGTGTTAGTTTACAACGTATTCGATAACAAACGCCATGTCTCCAGGAGTGCCGCCAGTTGCATTAAATGTAGCCGCAACATAGTAGTACCCACCAGGGTCAGAGCTATCACCAGCCATTGTGTAGACTTTCTGGCCTGTGGTGTTCAAATCAGCCGCCTCATAACGAAGCTCTGCAAGCCCTGCGCCATCGGCAACAGAAGTAGCAAAGAAGTCTTCGTCCTTAACAATGCCAGCATCTGTGTAGAGGCCAACATTGTATGTGCAGCTTCCACCAAGGGCATCTGTGCCTACGCGCAGAGATGTAATGGTGGCGTTGCTTGGGATGGGTGCAAGCATAACAATGTCATCGTCAGTGCTATCACCAGCAGCAAGTGCAACGTTTCCTTGGGCAACACGGATTACACCGTGCAACTCTTGGGCATCGTTCATAACCTGAGGGGAAGCCTCAAGGTTTGCTACCAAGTCTGAGTTTTTAGTAGTCATTACCTAGCTCCTTCTTAGTCAGGTGTTTCGTCACAGAAGATTTGCACAACTTTAGACTCTTCCATCCGCACAGCGCCAACGCTCATGCAGTAGTAGACCTGTGTTGCGTAACCTTTGTCAGCACGTTCATCAATGCGAGCATTGATATCTTTGCCGATGCCGAGAGTAATTCCATCCTCTGCCCATGCAAAGCATGTGCGGATGTCGTTGCTATCAACAGACAGACGGTTTGTCATAATGAAGCGGAAGCCCATGAAGGTGTCCACATCGCCAGATACCAACGCCTTAACGGTGTTGAAGTCTGATGAAGTTACCTGAGTTGTACCAAGCAAGTCTTCGATTTGCTTTGGCCCAACAGCAATGTAGCGTGGGATTGATGGGTCAACATCATTCAAGTCCATCTTACGCTTGGCTTCTGTCAGCTTTGCGATTGTTAGACCATCGTTTGACGAGGCAGAACCTACTGAGTTTGCCGTTGCATCAAGAGTTGCTGAACCTGAGCCAGTCTCACCAGTAGAGGCTGTACCGATTGCAGCAGCAATAACAACGTCATCCATCGCACGGCCCATAGCAGCCGCAGCAGCCATAGCGTATGAGGAAGTAGGGTCAATCAACATGCGAACCTTGTCTTGGTCGTCAATAAGGTCAGCATACTCGTAGTCAGCCAAAGACAGACGCCGTCTTCCATGAGGGGTGTCAATCTGTGGTGTGTCGGCATTTCTTGATGTACGAAGCTGCGCTGTCGCTACACCAATCTGGTCGATGAAGGCATTCTTTCCAACAACATTCTCAATGCGCACCGCATCACGCAGACGGGAACCCATCTGCTGTGAGAGCATCTGCACGTTTGCAGAATACTGTTGAACAAATGCCGTGGTGATTTGTGATGACATAACATGTCTCCTATTTCACACGGTTACATTTATACTAATTGCGGTGTGCTACCCTTACGGACACCCCTAGATTTTTTAGCCCTTGTGGGGCTGTCGTCTTTCCGACTGGCAACAGGACGATGTGACTCGCTACCCTGCATGACCCACTCGTAGTATTTATCTGCGAGGTGGTCGGGATTTAAAACATCGCGTTGTGTGCCATACTCTAACGCGACCCTTAAACACTCTAGCCTTATCTCTACATCATCCATGAATGTAGTTCATTAGCTCTTGTACTCGTCCTACAGCCTTTTGACGGGCTGCATAGTTTCGCCTATCTGTGTACTCAGGAGATTTCATAATGGCATCTGCCTCTGCCTGAGCCGTTTCCCTCGTCATAAACGAAGTCTGAGATGAGTCCGAAACTGTATCTTCACTTGTCACACTTTGCCTAAATTCTGCAATTTTTGCAAATGCTTTTATAAACTCTGGGTTGTTGCCCAGCTTAGTGCCATCGGCAAGGTCTAAGTCAAACATCTCAGGATTGCCAAATTCTTGCGCGGTTGCTGCCGCTTTCTGCACAATCCCGTCATAATTTGAACCCCATTCCTGCCGTAATGCAGCCTCTGACTGTTCACGCTGTTGCTCAACCTGTTGCATATTTGCAACACCTGTGTTCTCCACAACACTCTTATAGTAGTCAAGAACGCCGCTTGCTTGCTCAGGTGTAAGGCGAAGTTTATGCGCTATGTCTTTGTAACTATTAGCAACTTCCTCTGTTACTATATTGCCATCAGCAGCAATGTCATAGTTATCTGGTGAATCCGGCCTGCCAAGTCTACTGTAAACTCTATCCAAGTCCTCTTCTGTAGGGTTAGCAGGCAGTGGTATTTTATCTGCACCTATAAGACGCTGGGCATTTACATATGACCGCGCCAAGTTCTCAACATCTTTGATAGGTGAAATGCTAGGATGCCCCCGCAATTCTTCTGGTATCATATTCAAGAAATCGTTACCAGACCCGCCTGACGCAACTTCTGCTGGGGTTTCCAGCATCGGTGCTTCAACCTGGGCTACCTGTTCGATAGCTTCTTCTGACATAATTACTCCTCTTTCATCATACTATGAACGTGCAAAAGGACAGCCCTCTTGCCTTCCTCAAAAGCTGTGGCATTGGCATCGCCAGCCACATAGCTTGACACCCGCCAGTTACTACGGGCCTCAAGGTCTTCAAGAACCTTTTTGCCGCTTTCGGTGGCAAAGGTTTCTTTGTACATAAATTTAAGTTTCTCTACCTCTGGGGTCATTGCCCAACCATCCTAACTGCTTGCGCCGCTTGCGCTGCTGTATATACATCCTCTTGTTCAGTCTGACGCTGCATTGCTTGTTGCTCTGCTGCTGCTCGTTCCTGACGCATCTGCGCAACCTCACGGCTAGAACGCAAGGTAGTCTTAGGAACGCCAAGGGAATCAGTAACATGTTTAACCAAACCATCAGGGTCAAGGTGGTCAGTCACTGGCAACGCCTGTGCTAGAGGCAGTAGGATTTCAAGAGCCTGCATAGTGCTGTTAAGACTGCTAGACTTTTGCGCACGGGCCAGAGGCGATACATACTCAATATCAATATCTGTTCCTTGCAAAAGCTCAGGAGGGATAGCAAGCATCTCCTCACGCAACATTAAGGCAAACACACGGTCTACCAAAGGACGCAGCATCTCATTCATCAACCTGCCAAGAACAGGGCCAATAACACGCATACGCTCTTCCTGCCTTTGGACAACCTCTGTTGCCGTCATGTTAGGCGCACCGCCAACAAGAAGCTGGTCAACATAGAACGCTGAACGGATAGCTTGCCTGCGCTGGTCTTCCATGCTTAGGCCGATAGGAATGTTAGCGCCTGTGTTTAGCGGGGTAATCGTGTCCCTAGAACCAGACCTAAAGAAATTAAGGCCACCAGGCTGTGTGCGGATAGGCATAATAAACCCGTCATCGGGAACAAGTAACGGCGGGTCAATCTGTTTCTGAGCTGCTTGGATGATTGTCTTAGACATCAGGTTCAGCATCTTAACATCAGGCAGGGCTACCATTGCCGGAGAGCGGCCCATGATTTCGCCTGTCGCCTTCAAAAAGCGCGGCACAATATAAGGAAACTCTTGGAAGCCACTCTCTGAAATCATCATGCTGCTGTTCATACAAATATAGTACGAAGCAAACGGCATGTTCTTGTTATCTACTTTTGTCGTGTCACGGTCAGCCCGTGGCATAACAACGTGCATGATTTCTACTTCTTCATCCGGCTTCTTCTCATGTGTCTTGCGAATAAACTCGCCTACATTCTCAATGCCAAAACGCTGGACAGCTTGTCTTGCTGGCTGTTTATACTTGCGGAAGACGGTATCAACTAACCCAAACTGGTTTTCCTGTAGGTAGAACTCTGAAATGTGGCGTGTGCTAAACCGCAACTGGCCCTCATCCATCTCAACAAACATGCAACCTGTACCAAATACAACTAGGTCTACATACATCTCATGGATTTCAGTCTCGAAGTTTGACTGATTAAAAGCCCTAATCATTCGTGTTGATGAGTCTTGCAGCCATTCGCGCACATCATCGTCACGGCCTACATCGGTGTCTTTCATATCAAGATGGAACCAAGGAGTAGCCCCACTCGTCAGCATACCGTGCAGACTTGCAGACAAAAGGTCTACGGCCTGTAGTGCAGTGCCATCATAGATAAGCTCCATGCGCTTTTCGCCGCGTGACCGTTTCTTAACGATGTCGGCTTTGCGGGGTAGCATATAATCCGCAAGCTCTTGATAATGCGTATCCCAGTTATCTCTGCGGGAAACAATA